ATGATTTTAAAGAAAAAAGGAATTATAGCTGCCGCTTTAGTATCAACACTACTTATAACCGGCACTGTTCCAGCTTCAGCTTCTACTGTAAATAAAATTAAAGAGGATGTTGTTAAACAATTGAGTGTTACAAATCCGGATGCAGCTAACACTTTTCGTGATTTAAGCAACGAAGGAATTGAAATACTATTTAATGCAATAGAAAAAATGCCAATGGAATTATTAGAAAAAGGAGATCCTAAAGAAATATCTGATTTCTTAATACTTCATGGGGTAGATATAAAATTTGCTGATGCTGAAAATGCTGATGAAAATTCTGGAGTTATTCTTTATGGATGGTGGGATGTCACAAAGTGTGTAGCCGCTATAACTTGGTTAGTTGGTAGTACAATTCTTGGAGTAGGATTACTTATGAAACTTAAGAACTTCATAGCTGCCGCTGGAGGAGTAAGCGCAGCAGCTACAGCACTTGTTGCGTTGGCTAGAGAAGGATTTACCCAAGCAAATATTAATCGTTTTGGAACTGCATTGTTAGAAACTGCATCAACTATTCTTGGAATCCAAGCTATTCAAGATAATTGTAGCTAAATAATTAGTTTTAATAAAAAGACAGAATATATATTCTGTCTTTTTATTAAATTAATACTTAAAATATTAGACTTGCCTTTTTAAATTATCTTTTATCATTTTTATACCAATAACAGCTGATCCTATCCCAATTATAAACATACATATTACTTTTATTATCTCCATAAAGTATCCTCCAGTCATATAATTTATTTTTAATTAAATATTTTAAGTACCTATACAGTATTAAGTTATAAAAAATATTAATATAATTTATAACTTATTTATAACATTATTTTTACTTAACATCAAACCTTTTTATAGAAATTTATAACTATATTTACATTTAAATCAATAAATCTATGGAAATATTAAATTTGATATTTTGTTTCTAAAATATTTTAATCTTAAGAATAGAATAATTGAATCAAATCCCTTCTAAATTTAAAAATATTCTTATATGTAAAAGTATTTATTATAAAATTAAAATCCTTAAACATTCTATAATATATTAATGCTAAGGATTTCTACTTATTGGTTAAAAATGGTATAAATAACTTTAATTTTGTCTATAATTACAAAGCTACGTTATTCATAATTCTCCAATATTTGATTAAAATAAAAAAGGTGGTCTAAGGATTATTCTCCCTAGACCACCTTTTTTATTTTATAAATTATTATTAAAGGAGTGCTCCTATAGTCAAGGTTCTTTGATTCCTTAGACTATAGGAATCCCTTATCTAGCTATTTGTGTATTTAACATTAAAAACACTATAAGAAAGATAAGGAATACTAAAATTTTCTTAAGAATCTTCATAATGCACTCCTAATTTTTATTTTATAATATATTTCTTTTGATACTATCACTAAGTTGTTTATACGTCAACTTTTATTATGATGTAAATAATATTCTCCATGTGTTAGGACCCACGATTCCATCGGCTCCTATATGTTTATCTGATTGCATTCTAATTATAGAATCATAGGTACCTTGTCCAAAAATTCCATCAGCACCCCATTGTCCTATATTATATCCAATACTTATAAGCTTCTCTTGTATAAGTTTTGTTAAATTTCCCCTTGCTCCTTTCTTTACTAAAACATTTGCCTTTTGTGTATTGGGTCCATAATAGCCATCCTCATTTAATCCTGATCCAAATTGTATATTAAGTTCTCTTTGTACTTTTTTTATCCATTCTCTGTTATTAAAAACCACATTATTATTTGTTAAATTATCCTTAAATCTCTCTAAAGGAAAGTTAGCTCCAGGGCAATCTGTACTATAATAATCCCTATGCCCTCCTATCTCTATAATTCCATATTTATTTTTAAGATAACTTACAAGCTCCATAGTAGCATTAAATTGTTCTTCTGGCATATTATCAACCATATAGTTTCCCTCTAAACACACGCTTATACTAACTGCATTTTGTCCTGGACAATGTGCTCCTATTGACCACTCTGGTCTTCCTCTATAAATAGAACCATCTTTTCTTACATAGAAATGATAGCCTATACCACTCCATTTAAATTGCCTCTTGTGTAGATCATGTACCCTTTCTATAGTCCACCCATTGCATTCTGGATGGTGTAAAATTATTTTATTAGTTATCTCTCTTTTACTTAAGCTCCCAAAAGATACATTGCTTTCTTTTATATTCACATTATCCTCTCCCTTATATTTAAACTTAAAAAAGTCCTTAACTTTTAATAAGCTAAAGACTTTCATATTTGTAAACTAAGTTTTTATTTAAATAATTCTCTGAATATATGTTCTAAAATATATAGTACAATATTCTTTTCAGTCATATCATGTACTAATACAACATGAAAATTTAGTCTCTTCTCGAAGGGATATTTAATTCACATAATCGTCCTGGCCACATATCAATACCGAGTCTCCACCTGATGTTTTTACTGAGCTTTCTAAAGTATCCATTACCTACTTCATGGGTAATATCTGTACACAAAGTTACATCTAAATTAGTTAATGGATATTGATGTTGAAGAGCTCCTGTTACACCTAGTGCTAACATAGGTTCACCACTAGGTGCAGTATTTCCCATAGGATATAATAAAGAGAGTACCTCGTCTGTCCTCGAGAACCAAACTATTGTGTCATTAGATATTTTAGGGGTAACTCCATAATCTCCAGTATTAGTAAAAGCATCAGCTGGAATAGCAGCAGCCATGCACCACCATGATTTGCATATTGGAATATAAGTATTTTCCCTACCAGAATAATATTTATTTGCTGCGAATGCTACTGCCTCATTACCTAAAGAATGTGAAATTATATATCCACTTTTAGACTTTTGTTCATCTAATCTAAAAATTGAATGAAATAAAGGTGTAAGACATTTTTCTCCTGCATATCTAGCTCTATTAACTAACTCTCTCCATAAAATAGCAAGGTATAGTAATGGAGAGTCATCTTCAACGTTTGTTGCCAGCTCTGCTTCAAGAGCTCTCCGTATTAATAAATTAGTTTCATTTGTGAGATCACTATCATAACTTAAAATATAAACATCATATTCATCAGAATCCGGATCTCTTTCACCTTTAAACAGTCTAGTAGCTTTTTCAAATTCCTCATAAAATTTATAAGCATCTTCCTTCTTTCGTGCATATTGCATTCCATGCACAAAAATAAGTGGGTATACCCTTGTTCTAGGACTTCTACTTGAGGTATCAAACTCAACCATTTTAGGAGGTTCTCCTGTCCATACACATTCCGGATTTTCTAGATGGAACAGAATTGGTTCTGGAGGTGGATCTACTGCTCCCAAAATACGATCTTGAATTTTTCGTACAAGCGTTGCAGGAATGATACCGGCTTCAATTAATGATCTAACATATATTGTTTCGTACTGAATATATCTCTCCATCATACGAATACGTATTTGATCAATGTCTCCTAGACAGTTTAATGTATGATTAATGTAGTGATTTATATCATCTGCCGTATTTTGAATAAATGTGTTTGCTCCCTTTTTAAAAGAATTTGTTGTATCCCGAGCTCCCTTAATTACTGATTTCGGACTCCATCCCATAATATTCCCTCCAATAAGAACGAAACTTTTTTATTATATTTTTATTGTGTGATAGTTTATGGGGAATTATACTGAAAAACAAATAAATTATTCAAACTCGTATTTATATCTCTATATTACTTCTTATTTTCAACCTAGTTCCCTAGATATTTTTTTCTGTACTCTGCTTAATTAATTGATTAGTTAGTACCGCAACTCCAGTACATATAACACCTTCTATTATTGCTAAGATACTTATTGCTTCTATTCCTATAGCTCCAATTATACCTACAACTAATAGAATCCATGGTATGGTCCAATCTTTTATTTTAGATGCTTTTAAAAATATTCCTATAACATAAAGAGCAGCTACTAATATAAGTAACTGCTCTGGAACAAATTTTGTTAAATCCATATTCTATACACCTTCCTTTTCTATAGTATCAATTCTTTTATGGGCCGACTTACTACTTTCTTCAACCCTTATTAGCCTAGAGTTCATGTCTGCAATTTGTCTATCTTGTGCTTTAATATCTAGTCTTATATCATCTACTCCTTTACTTATGTAGTCCAATCTGGTAGATAAGTAAGCATTACTTTTAGTTCTTATCTCCAAGTTTAAGAATATAATCCTGTGCAACATTTACTGACTTTCCACTACCTGCAGAACCTTTCATAGCTCTATATCTCTTCTTAGTCTTATTAGCTTCTTTAAATATAGGATTAAACTGCGCTTTAACTACTGCCATCTTCATCACCATAATCTATTACTACTTTTAATTCATTATCTAATGTCTCTTTATTGGATAATGCTATATCAGCCTTAAGCTTTTCTATTCTAGCTTTCTGCCCCTCTGTAGCTAAATCCCAATTATTATTTAGCATTTCATCATATTGTTTAATAAGACCTCTTAACTCTCCCATGGCTCTACTTTGTGCATTCAGGAAAATAGCTCGCCTATCCCAAGCAAATTGAAACTCATATTCAAATTCCTCTTCCACTTCATTGGTAGTGGCTTTTTCTGTAGTTCTATCCTTTGTTTTAACCTTAGATTTTCTAAGTTCCTTAATCATTTCTTCCTTAGATTCTACAAACATAATTCTTTGAGCTCTTATAATAGCAGCATACTGAATGCTTATATTTTCCCATAAAATATCTAATGGATTCTTATCCTGTATCTCCTGAATAACTTGAAAAGTATCTTCTGGTAAATACTTAGAAAAAAATCCATGTTTCTCAGCATTTTTATTTTTAACTGGTGCTCCATGCCCTGCTGCATTTTTATTATTAGGTGGTGCTCCTCTTTTTCTTTTGGAACGTTCCGTATTCTTTATTTCATCCTTTTGGAACGTTCCATTTAGTTTTTGTTTCCACTTATCTTTATTCTTCCATCCTCTAATTGTTCCAGGGGAAGTACTTAATATCTCTGCTATCTTAACTAAATCAATCTTTCCTTTATGTTCTTTGTATATCTCAAATGCTTTATCCCTGTTTGGACTTCTTGCTTTTGCCATACCACCACCTCATTGCTAGTTTCTTATTTGTTTATTTTGTATATAAAAAAGAGCCCTATTAAGAGCTCATTTCGTTTTTAACTTTTCATCAATAAACTTATTATACTGATTTAATGCTGCATTTAATATTTTACTCGCTGTTACTACCTCATGATCAACTAAGTTACCCTGTTTTTCATTTATTAAACGCTCTAATTGTATCCTTAATATATCTATATCTTTTAATAGTTCCTCTAATTCTGACATACTAACACCTCCATAATTAGTATTAACTACAAAAACATTTTTAATCATTCTTATATATAATTTTACTTAATAAACTCTAGTAATATTTAGGTCCGCTAAATACTCATTTACAAATATCCTTTGCTCACAATATCATATCCTTATTTTTGCCTTAAAGCACCTTTAACTCTTACAGAAGCTCTTTCTTGCATACACTCTTTTAAACTGTCTGCAGCTCTTTGCTTCCTAATATTTCTATTACTGCAGTAAGGACACACTAAGTATCCTTGTAATCTTTGTATATCTTCACTTAGTAATACAAATTCTTTTTTACATCTGCTGCAGCTATAGCTTGTATAAATACTTAGCATATCCTCACCTACCTTTCTAAAATAAAAAAAGACACTCAATTTATTAAGTGCCTTTCCTTGCATAATATAATTATTTTTGTTTATAAATTGTTGAATTCTTTATACAGTTCTTATTGCTACATATTGACTAGCTACATATCCAACTTCTCCATTATAAGTCCTTATTTTATCCCATTTATATCCATCAACTTCTTTTACTTGAGATTCCAAAATTGATACCTTTTCATTTAAATTAAGATATCTTATGACTCTAGATGAAGTTCCAGCCTCTGCTCTAAGTCTTACTTCTGTACCAATTATTATTCCAGGATACTGTGATCTTACTGCTATAATTGAATTTTTATGTTCAATTATATTATTATTTTTCAAAGTATCAGCTTTTGCTGGAAAAGCTGAACCTACACTAAGTATAGTAATTAGCCCAAGAGTACTTAATAGAATTCTTTTTTTCATATAAATCCCTCCAAATAATAAATTATTGTTCATATATTACATTCGTTATTATGTGGTAATATCCTCTATATTTGGAATCTATTATGGTTTTATTAACAATATATACATTTAATAATAGAAAGCTTACCAAAGTAATTAATATTCTAGTATTTTAATATTGGATGTCTTTGAAAATTTCTATAATACTAATATAGATCTTACTTTTGCAAAATTTTTTAATTTTTCTTAGTAACTTATATAAAAAAGACACCTAGTTTCCTAGATGTTAAAATATACCCTATAGAGTAGACATGATAAAAAAAAGTCTATTCTATAGGGTTTTTATATTTATAATAGAATTATAAAGTTAGGAGTGAATAGAGATGAGTGAGAAATTATTTTCAAAAGAAGAGATAGAAATACTTTCTAATAATAAATATGTTAAAAATGTTAGCGAAAAAGGAATTACATACACTGATGAGTTTAAAAGACTGTTTATCGCCGAAAATGAAAAGGGTAAATTCCCGAGAGATATATTTTCAGAATGTGGTTTTGATATTAATATAATCGGTTTAAAAAGA